CATCTGTGGCCTTGAGTGAGTTAGCAATCAACAAACCCATACCGCCTGCACCGACTGCGGCGACTAGCGCGGTCTTAAAGCTAAAGAAAACTTTGGAGAGCTTGCCAAATGCGGCTTTGATTCCGCGCAAGGCTTTCTGCGTTTGGTCAAACGCCTTAATTACAATGCTTACGGTTTCATTTGCCATCGTTCGACTCGCTCATGATCTTGAAGTAAGCGAGCCACTCATGGAACTCAGTAACCGAAATCTGCTCTACTTCTTCAATGGTCTTGTGTAACCGATCAGCCAAGGCAATTAAGTTCATCCGAGACTGATCGGACTTTAGTTTTTTTCGACATCCTCAAACCCCTCGATAGTGCCGAACATCTCGTTGGCAATATGAGAGACAACGGTTGTCTCCTCCCCCATTAAGTCCATGCGATCTTCAGCCGAGGTAAACAGCTTTTCGCCGTCCTTGCTCTCAGCTTTCATAAGGATCAAGTCAACCATTGCGGCAATGCTAGGGTTTTGCATTACTTGAGGGTGGCGCTTCTGCAGCTCATTGAGGTCATAGCAGGTAAGGGGGCGACAGAACAAAACGAAATCGCCGTCACCGTCCCCCCATTCTGCAACGCTAATTTTGCGACGCGAGCCTTTACGACGCGCCCGCAATTCTTTAGCGAGACCCATTAGTTAGACGCTTCTGTGATTGCGCCTGATACCTGCACCGAAAACGACGCCTCAACGAGACCATCGTATGACGCCGAAATAGTTTTAGCGGTAACGATCCCAGCGCCTGCATAATACTTCTCGCCGCCGCCTGTTCCTGTTGGGTGAATTTCCCAGTCGATAGCCGCGCCAGAATCAAGCACTAAGTGCTGTGCGTCTGCGTCGTCCCACAATGCGTCGATTGTAAGTGTGGCGTCTTTGAGGCTAGCTAGGTAAGACTTAACAGTATCACCCATAACTGTATCTTCAATAGTGTCTGCTGTCTCATCAATAGAGTACGAGCGAACCTCGCCAACTGCCGCTTCTGAACCACCACTAGCGGCAACCTTTACGACACCGCTTGAGCCTTTATGTGTAGCCATGAATTTTCTCCCTTACGCGTCGCCGCGTGTATATGAATAAAGAATCTGTACGGTGACAATGACGCCGCCAATAGGGTCTATTGTACCATCATCCACCTCGACGCTGATAACCTGCGTGTCTACCGCGTAACCGCCACGCGTCCTATCTTCATCAAGTTTTTCGTCGATAGCCTCTGCAATCTGGTTGCGGGCTGTGTCGATGTTCTTGTGCTTAACAAAGCAAACCAGCTCATAGTCAATCGTGCCATGCCTGCTCGTTGAACTGCCGCCCATGCTGGCATCTTCACGCGTCTCGTTTGCTGTGCGCACTAATATCGCTGGGAACTGTGCGTTGGATAGCTTGTTAAAATCGAAAGGCTCGCGTGTCACTTTTTTGACGTTAGGGGTCGAGATAGCAGTCAGTGCCGTCACAATATTGGCGGCGATGTTTTCTCTAACGCTCATATCTTAAGCCCCTTAAAATAAACGTCACGTATAGCGCGGCGATCTGACTTGTTAAGTCCAAAGAATGGACGCGTTCGATTGTTCTGCGCCGCCTTCCTAGACTCCGTTTTGCTGTCGAAAAAAATTAGTCCGTCTTGGCCTCGCAAACCATAATGAAGCGATTTACGCATTTGACCCGTAAATATTAACCGCACTTTATTTGTTGGCAATGCTGGCGTTCTGTTTTCCCTAAACGCTTTATACGCTTTTGAATAAGGGCGAAACGGTTGTTCTTTAACATCGAGGCCGAGGCTTGTGCGCTTGTTGATCCTGTTAACGCCTTCTGCCGCCGCTCTGCGCATCGCTCGCTTATGATTCTTCGTAAACGTGCGACCTAGCTTCTCCACCATCTTGCGGAGGTCACGGGGCTTTGTGTCTATGTTTATGGTAATCATCGGTCTAGGCGGTTAAGCGGAATGCTTTCCTTTTCCTTGTCAGTGACAGTGCCGTCGTCATCTGCGTCGTACTCAACACCATCCTGAAATACCGCGTCTAGCTCCTCACCGTAACGCGCTTTGTAGAAATCAATCATCTGCAAAAAGCGGTCGTCGTCTACCCAGTTGGTAAGCTGTGGTAATGCGTACTTCCACAATACAAGGTAAGACGTGGCGCGTGTCCACTGTGACTCTGTTAGGTAGCTGGCATCCATCTCGCCTTTGATGCCCTTACGGTGCCACCAGCGATTGCGTATCTCACGCTCAACATCTGCCTGTGCTCGTGCGTGTTCGTCGGTGAACGCAGTAATGCCAAAGTCTAAGATGTCGGGGACTAATTCGGTTAGATTGCTGTCAGTGCTAAACGCCATGTAATCACCACTTGGTCTTAGCGGCCCAATAGACTGCGTCCAGTGGTGTCGCGTTACGTAGATTCTTTTCGTGTCGTGCGTACCAAGCCGCTCGCATGGCCTTGTCGCGTGTTGACTCACCATCCTTTGGCGGGTAAGTCTTCGCGCCTTTAGCGCCAAACCTAATGAGCTTGATAGTGCCTTTGTGGCGAGCCAATACCGCGTGTGACTTGTTGGGATGCCGTGGCGTAGCCTTAGCCACGTTGTAATCCTCGAACCGCTCACCGCGATAAGTAACTGCCATATAAACCTCGAAGGAAAACGGGGCCGAAGCCCCGCACCAGCTTAGAGTGTAGCGTCGAAGTACATCTCAACACCGTAGCTGTCGTCTAGCTCTGCAACACCGTATACGGCAGTTGCGTTCAGCTCGAAAGCACGGAGAGAAGCGTTACGCTCTGTCTCTAGGTTGAAGTCACGCTTCATAGCGATACACAGTGACTCAGGAGCAAAGACAGCGCCTTTCGCATCACCAGAACCATCTACAGTGATGTTAGCTGACTGGTATACGTCGATGCCGCCGATAGAGCCGACGAAGCCGTTGCGCATTGCTTCGTTTTGAGCATCGCCACCGTTGGGGTTCGCGAAGGTGTTAGTCAGGTTCGCTGACAACTGGTAAGCGTGGTATGGGTGAACAACCGCCGCCATTGGGCCAGTTACCTTGTTAGCACGGAGAGTTGCCGCCGCCTTAAACAGGTCAGCTACAGTGATCTCTTGAGACGCCGCACCGAGTGACGCAGAGAAGCCATCAAACAACGCGATGATGTCCTTGTCCATCTTAGTAGCGATTGCGTTACCGAGGACAGTACCAAGCTCTTGAGCTGGGTTGCCTGCGCCCATGGTAGCCAAGTCAGTAAGAACAACCTGCGCACCTACTTCACCGATAGTAGCAGTAACGCTTGTGGTTGATACTTCAGTCGCGCCCATGTCTGTACCTTCAGTGAGGTCAGCCGCTGAGATCGCTGGATACTTAGGAACCTGAATAGTCTTACCAGCTACGTTACCGATGTCGTAACGAGTAATAAGGCCAGCCATAAGTGATTGCTCCTCGGCGGTAAAGCGCGCTTGGAGAATGATATTGGCGAACAGATCGTCCAATGTTGTTGAAGTTGTTTCGTTAGCCATGATTTAAAGCCTCAAATAGTAAATTAGATTTTGCCAGCCATCTTTAACTCTCGATAAAGCCTCTGACCTTCTTCGCCCATAGCGAGCATATCCGAGCTAGTTAATGGCTTACTCGTAGAGCCTCCACCCACTGCGCCTTGTGAGCCTGCGCCACCTGATGACGCTTTCACAAAGTGCGGGTTTGTTGTCAGGAAGTCAGAGACTAACTCATCGACCGTTAGCAGATCGCCCTTGTCGTTATAGCGTGGCGTCCCGTTCGCATCGTAAACCTCTGCGGTGCCGTCTTCAGACAGCCGAACCGAACCACGTAACAACTGACCGACTTGCTCTGCCGACACTGCGTTGTTCCTACTCGCCGCCGATAGCAAAGCGCCATCCACTAATTGGCTTTCGAGACGTTGCTTGTACGTCCTAATTTCCTGATCTTTCTTTTCGACGGTCTGCTTTAGAATCGACTCGAACTCTCCGCGCTCTTTCTGCTTCTCAATTTCAGCTTCTTGCTGACGTTGTAAAAGCGACTTCGCCTCGTCGAGATCAATACCTTCTAGTCGCTTGTCATATTGCCGTTTTGTACGGGCAACACGGTCGGCCACTATTCGGTCGAGTTCCTCTTGTGTGAACGTCTTAGTTTCCTGAACTTCTGGCGTTTCCACTGCGGCTTCAGTGACCGCGTCTACCATGACTTCATCGCTCATGTTACGAATCCTCTTTCGAGTAGGGTTAATTGTATCAAATTAGCGCGACTTACGCTTTTTCTTGCGCTTGTCTTTCTTATGGTACGGCATAAATCCTCCTTTAGTCAGGAACAGGCACCCACCAATGGCGGCAGTTGTAGCCGCCTCTCACACGGAACGGATCGCCCGAGCGTTTGCCCTTCCACGAGTCGTCCCATATCTCATAAATTTCGTCTGTCGTGTATTCCTTTCCGACGTGCTTCTGGCAGAAGGGGCGCGTCGATTCGATGGTGTCGCCCTCATACCTAAAGGTCGTGATGCCAGCCTCTGCCGCCGCCGCCTGCTGTATCGACGAGCTAAACTCAAAAAGCGAGTCATGTAACATGGTCTTGGAGTATCGTTGCAAGTCAGCGTCTAACAGGTTGTTAAGCTCAGACAAGCTTGCAGAGAATGGCGTGCCCGACAGCGTATTGTTGTACACCTGCTGATATAGCGCCTCTGCGAACTCGTCAGCCAGTGCCTCATGACCCGTAAAGCTAAACTGCTGAAGCTGTCCGATGACTGACTGCGGTACACGGAAGTCGGCGAACTGCTCCATGAACTCTTGCGTCAGTGCTACGGCGTCGGGATACTCGCGAATAATGTCGTCAATGACCGTCAGGTACTCATCACGCACAAGGCCGTCTATTTGCGCTCTAAGGGCGAGTGCGGCATCTAGGTCAAACAACACACCATCACGTAGAGGAAGGCCAGCAAGCGCGTCTGTGAGCCTTAAGCGTAATGACTCCATAGCACGCAAAAGACGACGCTCATGTGCAGAGGTCGCCCCTTCTAATGCGCGTGTGAGTTCCTCACTGTCCATCAGTTACTGTTTGCACTGGCTCGACCAATACGTCACCGCCAGCAATCTCATCAAGGCCAATCTTCTCGCGCACCTCGTTAGGTGTCACCAAGCCGCTGTCGATGTGGTACTTGTAGATCTGCGTCTCTTTAGTGAAGTCACCGACCGCTGTTGTAGCCGTCTCGATTTCCTCATGCGCCTGTGCAAGCACTTGGTCGTCAAGCACAAGGTCGGCGATCTGCTTGTCAATCTCACGCAATAACGTGACCGACTTAACGCCACTGGCGCGTGTCTTCTGTAGGAAGTTCAGCTCTGATTCGTAGTCACGGATATCGAAGCTGTCAGGGTAGCTGATCTCTACCTCATGCAACGGATGCCCCTGCCACGTACACCACAATTGCCACAACTGTTCTTCGGCTAGCTCTAAGATGTCAGCCTTCTCAGACAGCTTGGCGTTGAGCATCTGGAACTCTGTTTGCATTGCCACGCCTGACTGTGTGATTGCCTCTGTGCCACGTACTGCGC